GAAATTAGGCAAGTTATTAAGAATTTTGAGCCAAGATCATCCGTTGATGTTGTTAAAGTTCTTCCAGATTATGATAAAAATGGATTTACAGTAACTCTCCAATTCTATATCATTAATAGAACTGAACCAATCTCAATACAATTTTTATTAGAACGAGTACGATAAATGGCACAAAATCGTTTACAGGTTACCGAGCTTGATTTTGATACAATCAAGACCAACCTAAAGTCATTCCTAAAACAACAAACCGAATTTCAAGACTATGATTTTGAAGGTTCTGGTTTAAATGTTCTCATGAATTTATTGGCATATAATACACACTATAATGCCTATTACTTAAACATGGTTGCTAATGAGTCTTTCTTAGACACAGCATTACTGCGTGATTCTGTTGTTTCTCATGCTAAGACCTTGGGTTATACTCCTTATTCCAAAACTGCCGCTACCGCTATCATAGACATGACTATTAATAGTGGCAGTGCCACGGTAGATACTTTGACGATTCCAAAAGGATACATTTTTAATTCAAATATCATTGATAAGAGGAGTTATTCGTTTGTTGTTTTAAATGAAACATCTGTTACGAAATCTGGTACTCAATATGTTTTTGAAAACTTGAATATTAAAGAAGGCCAATTAATTAATTACAATTTTACCTATGATGAATCAAGCAATCCTAAAGCATTATTCACATTGCCGGATGAAGGCATTGATACAAACACAATTACATTAACTGTTAGACCTTCTGCAAGTAATACACAAATTCAAGTTTACAATAAAGTAACTGATATTTTAGATACAGATGCAACTTCTCAAGTTTTCTTTTTGCAAGAGACAAAAGGTGGAAAGTTTCAAATTTATTTTGGTAATGACAAAATTGGTAAAAAACTAGCTGATGGGTCAGTATTGAGTGTCAATTATTTGGTAACAAATGGAAGTGTTGCTAATAAAATTGATGGATTTTCAATGACTGCTGCTATTGGTGGTTTTTCAACATCAACGATAAGTGTTGTGTCTATTGCTTCTGGTGGTTCAGATAGAGAAACTGTCGATGAAATTAAGGCGGCTTCGCCTGTCCAATTTGCTACACAAAATCGTTTGGTAACAAAAGTTGACTACGAGTCTTATATTAAAAAAAGTTATCCAAGTATTGATTCACTCTCAGTTTGGGGCGGCGAAGATGAACTTCCGCCAATTTATGGTAAAATTTTAATTTCTTTAAAACCAAAAGAAAACTATTTTATTACGGAAATTGAAAAGACAAGAATTATAAATGAAATTATTAAACCAAAAGCTATTGTTTCAGTTAGTGCTGAGATTCGTGACCCGGAGTATTTATATTTGATTTTAAATTCAACTGTAAAGTATGATGAGAAGAAAACAACTCTTGATGATAATTCATTAAGAACACTAATTAGAAATGCAATCATTGCTTACAAAAACACCAGTTTAAATAAATTTAACAGTATTTTTGCTCTTTCAAAATTGCAAGATGAGATTGACCGTGTCAGTCAAAATAGTATTATTGGTTCAGAAACGATTGTTCGATTGCAGAAAAGATTTCAACCGGAAATAGGTTCAACCTCAAATTATACCATTAATTTTGGTGTTCCTTTACATCGTGGTACAATTACTAATAGATTGACTTCATCTGAATTTGCCACATTTGATAACTCTGGTGTTAGTCGTACAGCTATTATTGAAGAAATTCCACAATCTTCAACCGGCATTTCTTCAATTGAAATTTCAAATGCTGGTTATAATTACGAAACAACACCCACAATAACAATTACTGGTGATGGTGTTGGTGCAACTGCTGTTGCTATCATCCAAAATGGTAGAATTACACAAATTAAAATGACTAATCGTGGTGTTGATTACAGTCGTGCGGTTGTTACAATCTCAGGTGGTGGCGGATACAATGCTGCGGCTTCTGCGGTAATTGACACTAGAGTTGGCACAATTAGAACCATTTACTTTGACGCTGATGCCAATAGGCAAATCATAAATCCTAGTGTTGGACAAATTAATTACGGCACTGGTGTTATTACAATTAATGATTTAAGGGTTTTATCAGTTTCTACAGTAGATGGCTTAATTCGATTGAGTTTAGAATCTGAATCTGGAATTATTGAATCCAATAAAAGTACAATTATTACAATAGATGAAACCGACTTGTCTTCAATTTTTACGCAATTATTAAAAGTTAATTCGTAATGTCAGATTTAAAAAATTCAATTCTTGTAAATCAACAAGTTCCCGAATATGTTCGGGAAGAATATCCGCTATTTGTAAACTTTTTGGAAGCTTACTATGAGTATCTTGAAACTAAACAAGGCACTCAAAAAAATGATTTAGTAACACAGGCTAAAAATTTACGATATGTTTCTGATGTTGATGATTCCATAGATAATTTTGAAGAAAGTTTTCTAAACAACTTTGCGGCATTAATGCCACAAACCTCAGATGTTGATAAAGCATTTTTAATTAAGAATGTTCTACCAGTATATCTATCAAAGGGTAGTGAAAAATCTTTTAGTTTGCTATTCAGACTCCTGTATGGTTCTGAAGTTGATATTACTTTTCCTAAAGACAATATTCTTAGAGCTTCAGCTGGTGAGTGGACAGTTGAAAATGTTTTAAGAATTAATAATGATGTTTTTACCAAATATACAGGTAATGGTAGTACAACAACTTTCTTTTTAGCACAACAAACTTTAGCATCTGAAATTACAGTATATGTTAATAATGTATTGACCACATCAGGTTTTAATGTCAGAAAAGAAACAAAAAAATTAATTTTTAATACTGCACCGACTAATGGTTCTGTAATTAAAGTTTACTATACCAACTTTGATTTCAATCTATTTACATCCAGAAAAATTACAGGTACAACATCCGGTGCGACTACTATTATTGAAAGAGCTGCGCCACGATTAATTACGCAACAAACTTCAATTGAATTATATACTTCTACTAATAATTTAACTGGTACTTTTTTAAATGCCGAAGAAATTACATCTGAAATTATTGGCGATGATGGCACAACACTAATTACATTAGTATCAAATACAATTTCAACTGTTAATTCGATTGTAGTTACAAATAGTGGTTCAAGATATAATATTGGTGATCCAGTAGCAATTAATGCTGGTGGTTTTATCACTAAAGCTGAAGCTGTTATTGATTCAGTTACAACAGGTTTTGTTGATGTTTTAAGTGTTCAATTTGGTGGTGCTGGATTTCAAATTGGTGGTCTAATTACAGCATCAGGATTAGGTGGAACAAGAGTTGTTGGCGCTGCAACAGCTATAGATTCATCAGGTGATAATTCAGCAAACTCATATTCAATTTTTACGGATGTCATTAGTCCTTATGCTAATGTTTCAATTTCAAGTGCAAATTATGGATTTCCTTCAAACGTAATTCCGACTGGAGAAAATGTATCAACAAGACTTATTGACGCATTCTCAATAGGAACGGTAACTGGAATTGGCCCAATATCAAACATTACCGTGCTGTTTTCCGATTCTTCAAATGGCTCACTTTCTTATGATTCACAAGGGGCTCAAGTTGAAACTTTATCAAATACTTTCATTGACATTAAGACCTTTGGTTCTTTAGGTAGAATTAGGATAAACAATGGAGGCAATGGATATGTTATTGGTGATGAGATTGTATTTGGTTCTAATCCACCAGGAACTTTTGGCGCAGGAGCTGCGGCCGCTGTAACCAATGTTAATTCGAACGGTGCAATTACTAAAGTTGAATTTGGTCCTTCTACAATAAATGGAACAGTTTCAGTTTCAGCTAATAGTATCCAAGTTATTGGTACAGCAACAGACTTTGGTGGTCAACTTAGTATTGGTGATAGAATTTTAATTAATTTGGAATCAAGATATATTAATTCAATATCTTCTTCAACCACCTTTAATGTAAATGTGGCATTCACAAAGACCTCAACTAACAAAAGAGTGGGTGTTTATAATAGAAGTCCAATTGGTGGTTCTGGATACATACAAAATAACTTTCCATCACTAACAGTTACTTCATCCAACGGTTCAGCTTCAGGTGCTAATGTTGAAGTTATTTCAGTTATGGGTGACTCTGAACGAATTGCAGGAACAGCATCAACAGTTGCGGGACAAATTCGCTCAATTAAAATTACAAATTCTGGTGCCGGATATGAATTTTTACCAGCCATAGATTTAACTGGATATGGAGATGGAACTGCAACAGCTGAAGCTGCAATTGAAAGGTCTTATGTTTCTTTCCCCGGCCGCTGGAAAAGCTCAGAAGGTATTTTATCTGCACTAGACAGGAAAGTTCAAGGTTTGGACTATTACATTGACTTTACATATTTGACAGCCGTTCAAGTAGAATTTTCAAAATATAAAGACATTCTAAAAGGACTTCTCCACCCAGCTGGATTTAAGAATTATGCAGAGTACCCAATCAATAAAAACATCAGTTTGGCCACCACTCTCTCATCTGCCAAATCAGTTGAGGTTTCTGGTACAGTCAACGTAAACAGTTCAATTTATGTAACTGGTACTAACACTAGATTCATTACAGCAAATACCCGTGGCATTTTGACAATTGGCTCAAATGTTGCTGTTAATAATCAAACCAGAACGGTAAATGCAATCATCAGTAACACACAATTTACCGTTTCTTCTGCATTTACTATGAGTTCCAACACACAATCTCTGATAATTGTAACATAAATATAGTTCATGGCAACAAATTACACATCTAAAAAACTAGCTTTGAATAACGCTGAAAGGTTTAAAATCTCTTTCATCGAAGCTTCACCTTCCATCCAATATATATTTTTGGGTGGCCATGTTCCTTATGCTAATGAATCTTCTCCAGATTCTATTATTGAAACCATCTCAAATGAAAAATTAGTTTGGGACAATATGTTTGCGGCCAAAAGAGTTACGGCAAACGATGTGGAACATTCCATTCCTCGTGTGAATTGGACAGCAAACACAAAGTACCGTCACTATGATGATACTATAGCTTTAACTGACTTAATAACTGCAAATGTAACACAAAACCTTAAACCGATGTATGTGATTACATCGGAAAGAAATGTTTATAAGTGTTTGTCAAATAACGCAACGGCCAATTCAACTATTGAACCAACAGGTGACTTCACCACATCAAATGGCGTTATCTCTACGGCAGATAGTTACATTTGGAAATATATGTTTAATGTGAGGTCTTCTAATAAGTTTTTGACTAATGATTGGATTCCAACTCCAACTAGGTCTGCAACCGCTAGTACATTGTCGGACTATAATTTGGATGATACAGGTGTAGTTAACGGCGAGTTGACAACTGTCACAATTAAAACCGGCGGCACTGGTTATTACCATAACATCGTGACAGTAAGCTCCTTTGGTTCTGGTTGTACAACTTTAACTTTAGCTAACACAACCAATGTTGCAGCTAACATGTCTGTTTCTGGTACAGGCATTGCAACTGGTTCTTATATTTCCAATTTGGATTCTCCAAATAACAAAATTACATTGTCTTCTTCTACTACTGCCAACGGCGGTGGAACAGGCAATAACTTAACAATACTCACTAGAGTGTATTTTGATGGTGATGGTATTTCAGCCGCAGCTACTGCTACAGTAGCAAATGGTGCGGTCACAAAAATTACCATGTCAACTATTGGTACTGGGTATACTAGAGCTAATGCTATCATTTATGGCTCAGGAACAGGTGCAAATGCAAGATGTATTATTGCACCAAAATATGGTCATGCTAAAAATCCAATCAAAGATTTGCTTGCTACTAATGTTATGGTTGCAAGCAGAATCGGTGATGTGGATTCTTCAGAGGGTGGAATTATTTCTATAGATACCTCATTCAGACAAATAGGTCTTCTAAGAAACCCACATAAATACGGTGTGGATGCAGCAGCAAACAACTCAACTGCTAATGCTGTCATATCTCAAACACGAACACTAACACTTACGACCGGATCATCGTATACACTTGAAGAATATGTTTATCAAGGAACATCAGCTAATAACGCAACTGCTTATGGATATGTTCATTCACAAACATCAACAGCTATTAAGTTAACGAGAGTGGCGGGTACATTTGTTGTTGGTCTTTCTTTAATTGGTGATACATCCGGTGTAACAAGGACTATTGTTTCTCAAGCAAATCCAGAATTTGAACCATATTCTGGTGATATCTTATATGTTGAAAATGCGGCCAAAACGGATAGAGAAGATGGCCAAGCAGAAAATATTAAATTTGTAATACAGTTTTAAAGGCAAATAATGGCGACAAACTATAATGTTAATCCTTACTATGATGATTACGATGAAGGCAAACAGTTTTATCGTATTCTGTTTAGGCCAGGTCGAGCGGTACAAGCTCGTGAATTAACACAAATCCAAACATCTCTCCAAAAACAGATTGAGCGTTTTGGCAAAAGCATTTATAAAGAAGGTTCTATTGTTGTTCCTGGTGGACAATATATTGATAGACAGTATTACTATGTAAAATTGACATCCTCTTTTGGTGCGAATACATCTGACACGAAAATTTCATCATTAATTAACAGTACTATTACTGGTGCCAATTCTAAAGTTTCTGCTATTGTTGTTAATTCGGTTACATCAACATCAGCTGGTGATCCATCAACAATCTATGTTCGTTATACATCATCTAGTGCTTATGATGGTGGTTCCAATACTGTATTTCAACCTGGCGAAGTTATTACAAATTCTTCTGGTAACATTAGTTTACAAGTAGCTGCAACTTCTGCCACAGGTAACGGAACAGCTTTCTCTGTTTCAAGTGGTGTTGTTTTCACCAAAGGTGTGTTTGCTTATTTTGATGACCAAACTATTATTGCTGAAAAATATACTCAGGCTAACAATGTTATTCTTGGTTTCCAAGTAACAGAATCTACAGTATCTGCAACAAGCGATACAACCCTATTAGATCCTGCTGTAGGTGCAAGTAATTATATTGCGCCTGGTGCTGACCGTTATAAGATTGCTTTAGATTTATCAACTAGACCATTCACATTTGACGCAAATGATGACCCTAATTTTATTGAATTAGCTCGTTTGGAAGATGGCGTTATTGTATCACAGAATTTGGATCCAAAATATAGCGTTCTTGGTGCCACATTAGCACGAAGAACATATGATGAATCTGGTGATTATATTGTTAGGCCATATGGTTTACAATTAATTAACCACTTGAAACCGAATGCAAATATTGCTAATGGTTACTATACTGCTACCCAAGGCGGTGATGATAATAAACTTTTCAATGTGGTCACTCCAGGCAAAGCATACATTAAAGGATTTGAAGTTGAGAACATTCGCTCAAGATATATTGTTGGAAACAAAGCTCGTGAGTATGCTAATGTAAACAATGGAATTATCAGTACAACTATTGGTAATTACATCTATGTTACTAATGTTAATTCTGTTCCAGACTTTTCTTCACCGCCAGTTGTCAATTTTTATAACCAATATAACGCAGCTAAAGGCACCAACAATGGCACATTGGTTGGTACTGCAAGGGCCAAAGGTTTAGAATTTTATTCTGGAACTTCTGGAACATCAACTGCCGTTTATAAGCTTTGGTTATTTGATGTGGTAATGGCAGCTGGTTATGTTTTTGAAAGAGATGTTAAACAGATTTATTCTGACAATACCGCCTACACAGACTTTACTGCTGATATATCACCAACATTAATATTGTTGTCCGGTACTGTAACAAAGTCATCAAGTTGTACCAAAATAACAGGTGTGGGTACTGAGTTTATTGGCCAAATCAAAGACAACGATTATATTACAATCGATACAGAGACATTCAAAGTTGGTAATGTAGTCAATTCATCCTCTTTTACAACTAATACTACGCCAGTAACCAATACTGCGGGTTCATTTGCTTATTTGAATACAGTTGTTTATAACGATACTGAGCATTTAAGTAATTTGTTTGAAATGCCTTATAAAATTATTAGACAAGTCGACCCAACAAATTTAGAAACTTCTTATACAGTTAAGAGGTCTTATTCCAGAACATTGTCTGCAAACACAGTATCAATTACTGCTGGTACAGATGAAACTTTTGCATCTATTTCAGCTACAAATTATGCTGTTGTGGTTAAAAATGGTACAGCAAATGGCACATATCTAAATGCGACTAGTCTTATTACAAGAGGTGGTTCTCCAACAGGTAAAACAATTACAATTGATGTTTCATCTCTTGCAACAACACCGGCTAATGTATCTGCATATACAACTGCTGATATTGAAGTTTTAACATCGGTACAGAAAACAAATTCTGCAGCTACAAAGAAAACTAAAACTCTTGTATCAGCTGCAACTGTTGATTATACATCCAATGTTGCTGCACAAGCTTCAACAATATCATTAGGCAAAGCAGACATTTACCGCTTAGTTAGTGTAAGTATGTCAACATCTGCATTTGGCACTTCTTATAGTTCAGCTGGTGCCGTTGATATTACAGACCGTTATACATCCGATAATGGCCAAAAATTAACATATTATGGTGTTGGTACAATTTCATTAAAACCAAACCAAATAAAGCCATCTGGCCCAATTAGAATTACTTTTGATTATTTTACCCATGGAACTGGAGATTATTTCTCTGTAAATTCTTATGGTGATATCAACTATAAAGATATTCCAGCATTCACAAATAGTGGTAAAACATATCAACTCCGTGATTGCTTAGATTTTAGGCCACGTATTAATGATGCGGGTACTGGATTCACTGGTACCGGTGCTAGTGTTGGTGACTTCATTTCTCCAACAAGTGATGTTCAAACCGACTATTCATATTACTTGCCTAGAATCGACAAGATTGCAATTGATACGCAAGGCATTATGCAAGTGGTACAAGGTGTAAGTTCTTTAGATCCTAAGGAACCAAAAACGCCAGATAACTCAATGGGTCTATTTGTATTAGACCAAAAGGCTTATGTTTTTGACATTGATAGAGATATTTCAATAACAACAATTGAAAACAAACGATATACAATGCAAGATATTGGTAGAATTGAAAATCGTGTTAAAAATTTGGAATATTATACAGCATTAAGTTTGTTGGAAAAAGATACTCAGTCTTTACAAATCCAAGATGGCTTAGGTTTTGACCGATTCAAAAATGGTTTCATTGTAGATAATTTTGCCGGCCATGGTATTGGTGACGTTTACAACCGTGATTATGGTGTTGCAATTGATTATGAAAAACAAGAATTGCGTCCTCTAATTGATAGTAAAATTATTACACTCAATGAAGTTAATACACTAACAAATTCAAGAACAGCAAATAACTATTCATTAGTGAATGATGTTATTACTTTGCCATATACAGAAACAGTATACATCAAAAATGATAAGGCTAGTAAAACGGAAAACATTAATCCGTTTAGTGTCATTACATGGCATGGCTTTGTTAAATTGGATCCACCTAGTGATAGTTGGGTTGATACAGAAGAATTGCCATTAATTACCAGAAATGAAAATGGCAATTATGACCAATTCTCAGCTGACGCTAGAGCTAAAGGAACTTATGGTTCTGTTTGGAACAGTTGGCAAACCACAGTCTATGGTAGCCAACGGGTATCTACAAGAACTGGTTTAGATTACCAAGTATCAGAAAAGATTGACACTAAAACTATTGACAATGTGGTTATTAGCACAGAAGTTGTGCCTAAAATGCGTTCAACCACTTTGAAGTTTACTGGCCAAGGTTTGAAACCTAATACTAGAATTAAGATTTTCTTTGACAATATCAATGTCACAAACTTCTGTAGAATGGGTAATGTATCTACTGCGACTTCAAACGCAAATACATTCATGTCAAACACATCAATCCGTTCCACAGTCAGTAATTTGATTACTGATAATACAGGTGCTGTTGAAGGTTTCTTTAACTATGTTTCTGATATATTCAAATTGACCACAGGTGAAAAATCATTCCGTATTACCGATTCTGCGGTAAATTCAAACGATTTTGAAACATTGGCCGAAACAACATTCAGTTCTTCTGGCAAATTACAATATGTGCGTGATGAAGTTGTATCAACCAGAAACGCTGTATTGAGTGTTAAAGACCTTACAGAATCGAAGACAGAACAAATTTATATTAATAATACTGTTGCTGTTATTCCTAGTGGTAGTGGCGGAGGGCCACCAACAACACAGGATGATAAGAATGATGATGATACTGGCGGCGGAACTACCTCAACAGCACTACCAAAGAAAGACGTTATTGATATTGTTTTTCAATACGGTATTAATTCTACGGTTAGTGAACAACAAAGAAAAGATTTTTATAATGGCACTTACGGTGGTGTTGCTGGATCAGCATTAAAAACTGCGGCCGATAACTCAACAATTTCACCATCATTAATTGGAGCAACCGGAACGATTGATGGTAAAGCTATTATTGATAGTTGGAATTCAGCTATGACGTCTGGTGGCTCTTCTGCTGCTAAAGCTGCAATTGGTGTTAATGATAATACTTTGGCTGTCTATCATGCCGCTTATGCAGCAATTGGCACAGCATCTGCTGATTCTAAAGCTAACGGATTATATCAACAACATGTAAACGGTGGTGTTGCTAAAGATTTAGCAAGACAGTATGCAGCTGCAGCTATTGCAGCTGGTGTTGCAGCTGCAGGCCAAGGAACTGTTACAGAAGCAAGCACTTCTGTTGCTTGGAGAGCTGATGCTGTTGCTGCTACTACTAATGCAGTTACTTTATCACCTACTATAACGTCTGCTACTGGTTCAACAACAACAGCTAAAACATGTTCTGGTGTTGACCCATTAGCACAATCATTCTTTGTTGATACTCCATTAGTATTAACTAAAGTTGATTTGTTCTTCTTTGCAAAAGATTCTACTATTCCAATGAAAGTGGAAATTAGAAAGATGGTTAATGGATTCCCAAGTTCATACATTGTCCCATTCAGTACCACATATGTGTATCCAAGTGCCATCACAACAAGTGATGATGGTTCTGTTGCCACATCCGTTTCGTTTGATTCACCACTCTACTTAGATGTTGGTGAATACGCAATTGTTTTGTTGGCTGAATCTATTAATTATCGTGTTTGGATTTCTGAAGTTGGTGGTACCGATGTATTAACCAATTCTTTAATCTCCGAACAACCATATATTGGTGTTTTGTTCAAATCACAAAATGCTTCAACATGGAATTCTGACCAGTTTCAAGATTTGAAATTCAGATTGTATCGTGCAGTTTATGATACTACAGTAACAGCTACTGTTGATTTAGCATTTACTGATGATACCTATGGTTTAGCAAATTATAAGACATTAGGCAAAGACCCATTGGAAGTTTATCCTAAGTCTAGCACGATGCGGGTGTACCATGATAACCACGGACATAAGAATGGTTCAACTGTCAGATTGACTGGCTTTATTTCGTTGACCAATTTCATGTCAACAACAAACTCAAATTTCTATGGTATTGATTTGACAACATTAGAAAATCAAAACTTTACTATTGATAATGCAACATTAGATAGTTATACAATTACTTTGCCTAATGTGGTAAACTCAAATGTTACATCATTGATAAGAGTTGGTGGTGATGGAATTGCTGCTACATCAGATTTTAAGTATGATACTTACTATTCGTCATTAGCTTCTGTTGTTCCACGAGGAACATCTTTAGTTAATAAGATTAAAACTACATCAACTGCTTATGCTATAGATTCTAGTTTTACCACAATTTCTACTGACAACTACAACTTTGCAAATTCAAGAGTGTTGGCAAGTAATGCTAATCACCAAGTTGCAATGGGTGGTGTAGATAAGTCATTCGTACATCGTGTTGAATTGTCAACATCAACTGATTATTTGTCTCCAATTTTGGATACAAAACGCAATGCAGGTATCTTTGTAAGAAACTTAATTAACTATCCAACATATGACAGCGAAAACATTATCTCTGCTAATGATGTGGTCACTATTGCAAATGCCTCTAATATTCTGGTTACACAAGTATCTGGTGCTCAAGGCCTGATTACGTTCACTGGTGCCGCAGATAAGGCAAACGCTTCTGCTATCATTAAAGGTTCTTATCTAAACATTACCGCAAATAATGGCGTTAATGCTGGTCAGTATCGTGTGTTGGATGTTTTGAATTCTGGCGCAAATGTTTCAGTATATAATGTCAGTACACAGAATGTATCTACAAATGCAACGGCAACATATACTATCACAAATGGTAGAAACTTTGTTGCTGAAGAAGCCGCATATGATGGATCCGCATACTCTAAATACATTACAAGAGAAGTTAATTTTGTTAACCCATGTACTGCGTTTAAGTTCTATGTGGATGCTATTCAACCATCAGGAACAGCTATTGACTTCTATTATAAAGTTAGTCAAGTTGGTGATACAATTGACTTAAAAGATAAAGAATATACTAAAGTGGCCAACGTGATTGTTACTACATCACTATCTGGTGAGTTCTATGAAGTATCTAAAATTGTGGATAATTTGCCACAATTTGATGCCATAGTCTTTAAGATTGTGTTCAATGGTACTGATAGCTCACAAGTTCCTAAGTGTAAAAATCTTCGTGTAATTGCATTGGCTTAATATGAAATATAAAGTAGAAGGTCATCCTGATTTGATTCGGGATGGCAATAGTAAAGCAATAATTAACACTAATAAAAGTGCTATGGCTGAGCATCTATATAAGAGGGAACTGAAAACAACAGTTCAAGGCCTTTCTGAAGAAATGAATACGATTAAAAATGAATTCAAAGAAATTAAAACTTTGTTGCAACAAATTGCATCTAGAGGACAATAATGGCAATTAATCAAATCACAACGGCGAATACGTTCCAACAATGGTTGATTGCTACTCAATCTATTATTTCTGTTGCAAACAATCTTACGGACGGCGGCGCTTCTTCTACTTTTTTTGCTAATACTAATGTTCAAATTGGCGGTGATTTAACTGTTACTGGTAACATTACACTTGAAGCGGTTGGTTATGACAATTTGGGAGTATCTGGTGATTTAAATGTTGTCGGTAATACAACTGTAAATAATATTTTTGCAAGTGGTGCTGGGTTTTCTCAAAACGCCAATGTAAAATCAGGAGTAACAACATTCTCTGTTGTGAATTCTGGCTCAGGCGCTTATTTGTTTGACCAATATTCTGGTAACAATCCTGACATATATTTACATCCTGGCCAAACAGTTTCATTTAGTATTAATGCTTCTGGACATCCATTTTTGATAAGACAATCAAATGGTGGAACACTTTATAATGTAGGCCTCACGCATGTATCAACAACTGGTGTTGTTACTGTTGAAAGTGGCGCTCAGGCAAAAGAAACTGGAACACTTATTTGGAAAGTCCCTTTTGGATTAGCTGGTAATACATATGTTTATCAGTGCCAAAATCATTCCGGCATGGTAGGAAATTTAGTTATTCAACAAACTGTCACATCAGCTTTTGCAGCGGCTAATAACTCAACTGGCGATGCTCTTGCTTTCGCAATTGCACTAGGATAAATAGATAAATAGAATATCAAGGATATTAAAACATGGCAAACACATTTAAAAATTATTTTGGTAAATCTGTCACAGCAAATACGACAATCTTTACCGCTGGCGCAGGAGTACAGGCTACTGTAATTGGTATGACAATTGCAAATCTGACCACTTCTCCAATATCTGCAAATGTATTCATTACAGCTAGCGGAACAGATTATTACATGGTGAGTCAGGCTACCATTGCAGTTGGCGGCGCCTTCGTACCAATCGGAGGTGACCAGAAACTCGTCATGGAAGCAACTGATGCTATTAAGGTTTCAACCTCTGGCACTAGTGACGTTATTTTATCGGTCTTGGAGATTAGTTAATGTCTTTTCTAGGCAATACACCAAGCACTCAGTCATTTACATCTCTTACTGAAAGATTTAATGGCAATGGTAGCGCAACTACCTTTACATTGTCTAGAGCGGTGTATAATGCCTCTGACATTGAAGTCATAGTTAATAACGTCCAACAGGATCCGTATGATGCATATACGGTCAATGGTACTACAACGCTGACATTTACTGGTGCACCTTCAGTAGGCACCGGTAATATTCTAGTAACATATCGAAACTATATTGTATCTGTAGTTGTTCCGGGTCAAGGTACTGTAACAAACAGCACTTTAGCTGCAGGTTCTGTTACTGGTGACAAGATTGGGTTGACTGCTATTACTGGTAACCTGGTAGCTGCTGCCGCAATTACTGGTGACAAGATTGCAGCCGCAACAATTGGTTCATCTAATCTAACGACAACCGGTGTGTCTGCCGGTTCTTATGGTGGTGCAACTCAGATTCCAGTTATTACAGTTGGTACTGATGGTCGTGTATCATATTCAGCCAACGTAGCGTTTAGTGCCGTTCCAACATTCTCAAGCGGCTCATTTGCGGTTGCTAATACATCAGGTGCAATTGCTAATACTTCATTAGATGTTTATGGTGGTGTTGCTATGAATGTGGTGACATTGGCAACTACAAGTAACACAGTCAATGTGGCACTTGCAAACTATTTCATCTCAACGCCAGCAGGAACATCTACATGGATATTCACTGGTGTACCTGAGTCTAGAGATTCATCTTTCGTATTACAGTTGGCCAATGGCGGTAGTTATACAGTTACATGGCCTTCTTCAGTTAAGTGGCCAGCAAATACTGCACCAACACTCTCAACGAATGGTGTTGATGTGCTAATCTTTTCTACAGTTAATACAGGAACTACATGGCGTGGTTCTTCATTGACAGGCTACACAGCATAAATTATGGCATTTTCACCTAGAAGATTAATGCGTGGTGCCAGTGGTGCTGGCGGTTATCAAATCTCACGCAGTTTGAGGTTCAATGCTGCTGACTCTAATACGTTAACAAGAACCCCTGTAACTACTGGTTCTCGCACAACATACAGTTTAAGTTTTTGGATAAAAAATCCATTTACAAGTGGTTCTGATAACCCTGTATGGGGTCAATCTTCAATAGCTAGGGAATCTTTAGCATTTCAAGGTTTTAGTTATGCTCACAATCCTATCCAATGGATTCCATTTACAGGATTTGAATTTAGAACAACTCAGGCTTTTAGAGACAATTCTGCTTGGTATCATGTTGTTGCAGTAGGTGATTCTACAAATGCAACTGCGGGAGATAGAGCAAGGTTATATATCAATGGTGTTCGTGTTACTGCCTTTGACCTTTCCTCAACGATTACTCAAAACGCACAAACAGGACAATTAAATACGGCAGTTTTGCATTACATTGGCCAAACATGGTCTAGTGATGGCGCACTTCCAAGATTTTATCTTACTGAAATGAATTTCATTGATGGTCAAGCCCTGACCCCATCATCATTCGGTGAAACAAACGCACAAACAGGCGTATGGCAACCTAAAGCCTACTCAGGTAGCTACGGCACTAACGGCTTCTATCTGAACTTCTCAGACAACAGCAACACCACTGCCGCTACATTGGGTAAAGACTACTCAGGTAACGGCAACAACTGGACACCTAATAACTTCAGCGTGACTGCGGGTGCGGGTAATGACTCTGTTGTTGATTCACCAACTCCATACGGAACTGATACTGGTGTGGGTGGTGAGGTGCGTGGTAACTACGCTACGCTGAATCCATTGCATGGTGTTGCAACGTCAGGTGCTTTTTACCTTACCAATGGTAATTTAGACTTAAATGTTTTAGACAATAGTGGTTATAGAAACTTTGCGGCAACTATTAGTCCTGAAGGATTTAAAGGATATTGTGAAGTAAGAATGGCCACAGACCCAAATTTTCAAATTGGTTTTGCTTTTGAAAGTATTCTTCCATCAAACACCCAATATCAAACTAATCCTCCAAACGCATTTTATATGAGTGGAGATGGTAATTTTAGGAGTGGTCAGACTGTTGTAAGGTCTGCATATACGCCATCATTTGCTTCAGGTGATATTTTACAAATTGCTTTTGATTTCACTGGTGGCGCAAGAAATATTTGGTTTGGAAGAAATGGAACTTGGGGTACTAGTGCCGCTGGCCTTGGTGTCCCAGCAACTGGAACAAATCCAGTATTTACTGTTAGTGACCTTTCTCAAGCATGTAGGTTTTATTTTGGAGTTAACACAGGTGCTGCAACTGTAACAATAAACGTCAACTTCGGTCAACGCCCATTTGCCTACACAGCTCCAAGTGGCTTCAAAGCACTTTGCACACAGAACTTGCCAACCCCTACGATTGGGGCGACAGCTGCAACTCAAGCAAGTAAATACTTTAATACTGTTTTGTACACGGGTAATGGCACAACTCAGACAATTAG